GCAACCAAATAAGCTAATGTTGCTGACTGAGCGGGATAGTTTTTGGTTTTGCCCCCGCTGATTGATTACATAAGCAGCTTGCCTGCTTATGTAATCGATCAGCGCCACACTTCTATATAAGTAAGCACAGAAGGTCCAGCAATATTATTACCTGGACCTTCTGTGCCTGTGCCTAAGCTAATTGATTGGTGGAATTATGACACGAAACCGAAATTTTATATTTACGTGGAATAATTACAACGAAGTATCAACTCAATATTTGGAAACTTTAGTTACAAATCTGACTGCTAAGTATGTTGCTTATGCGGAAGAAGTAGCTCCCACAACAGGCACTAAACACTTACAAGGTTATATAACGTTCAACAATCCACGAACTGTTGAACAAGCTCGTTTGAAATTACCTGGTTGTCATGTTGAAACTATGTTAGGTTCTATTGCTCAAAATGAAGATTATTGTAGCAAGGCAGGAACCCTAACTGAACATGGAGAGAAACCAATATCAAACGACAACAAGGGTAGAGCTGAAAAACTCCGATGGCAGAGAGCGCGCGACTTTGCCAAAGAAGGAAAATTAGATGAAATTGACGCCGACATCTTTGTTAGATGCTACTCTACCCTTAAACGAATTAAGTCTGACTATGCTCGAAAACCTGAACCTCTCGACCCCGTATGTATTTGGATCCATGGAACTACCGGAACTGGGAAGAGTCATGCTGTCGAAACGAGATTTCCTGGTTGTTATAAGAAATGTATGGATGATCTCAAGTGGTTCGATGGATATTGCGGGGAGGAAGCCGTTTATCTTGAGGATATTGACAAGTATCAAGTTAAATGGGGAGGTATTCTCAAGCGTCTCGCTGATCGATGGCCTATGCAAGCTTCTGTTAAAGGATCAATGGCCTACATCCGCCCCAAGTTTGTACTGGTTACCAGCAACTATCGGATTGACGAAATCTGGTCAGATCCTCAGACTGTTGAACCTCTTCAACGACGATTTGTTGAAATTGAAAAACTAAATCGTGATCAAGAAATTGACTTTGACCAAAACTAATAAATGCCGTATGTCAGAAGAACTGTTAATCGCCGTACTCGCCCTTATACACGGCGTGTTAGCCGCCCTCGTAGGTATGCGCGTGTACAAGTGCGTCGTCGAATCCCAGTGCGTCGGTCGGTCAGAAGACGACGATATTAATAATAATATATAACTTTAACCTAAAAAATGACACCTTCTAGAAAACGGTATTTAACACCTCCAGAAAGTCCAAGAACTGTTGGATTTTGGAGAAGAAAGATTACCGCTTCTGGTCGAACCCGTTATTCTCCTAACGTTAGTAGAACTTTAAGTAGAGTTACTGCGCAAACTGCAGGTGCTGCGTTAGGATTTATTCATGGAAATGTACCTGGTATAGTTGAAGGAGCTCATTATGCTGGAGAAGCGTTTGATTATTTTCATCCTGAAGAACCAAATGATCAGCCACCATCTTCTACTCAAAAAAATAATTCAATGTACGGAGGGAAGTTTAACAGACCTAAACCTTATGATCAATCTATTGAATCTAAGATCTTGAAACAGGGATACATGTATACTACTGAAGTTCATGGAAAAGCTACCGATGCCTATTGTTTGTACGTTCAACATTCCACGTGGAATAGTGCAGTTATGGCTAGAGTGATTGCTGGTGCTTTACTTAGAAAGGTTTTTAAAAAGGCCGGTCATGAAATTACTGATACGAAGGGTACCCTACCCATGTTCAGTATTACTGATGGGAGCGGTTTTCGAATTGAGTATAGTTCGCAAAATCCTTCATCTAAAGCTATTACGACAGTGACTTATGATACTGTTGTTGGTAGCACTCTTGATGGGATTTTGACGGCCTTTGCTGTTGGGTTTGTGAATCAAATTGCTTCATATTTGGATAATACTGATGTTAGTATGCCCTATCAGATGAATTTGTATGCCCATGATAATAATGGATTTGCTGTTAATTATCGAATGGCTGCTACTATTCAAATTCCTAATGAAGTGATTCATTTTAATTGTACGTCTATTTTGAAAGTTCAAAATCGGACTCAAGCAGATTTAGCTGGTGCTGGTGATCTTAACCTTGAACGTCTTGATAATCAACCTTTAGTTTGTACTACGTATTCTTTCCCAGCTGAACCGAAGTTGAAAAATGTGACACCTGGTTCTACTCAAAGATATATTGAAGGAACTACTACTACTGGTTTGAAATTGTATGGATCTGCCAGTTTGCCTGGAGATATTTCATTTGAAAACCGACCTAATGTGGCTATATTTGCTAATTGTAACAAAAAAAGCAATTCAGTTTTACAACCCGGACAAATGAAAACTAGTTATTGTAAGTATTCTTTGAAAGGTAAAATTGTCAATGTTTTACCTAAACAACGGTTAGAATCCACTGATGGAACTATTATCACGGGTGTTAAATGCGCTACTGAATTGATGGTTTTTGAAGAAATGATGCGTACTGCTGGAACTAATCCGTTGCATCTTAACTATGAAAAGCAGTTAAAAATTGGTTGTATTTTAACAACTAAGAAAGACAATTTTGCTTTGCAATCAGGATTTTTAGTTGCTGAATTAAATTTCCCAGCTTAAAATATATTAATTATAATGAGCTTTATTTAAAATATTATTCCAATATTCAATGTTACTATACATTCTGTTACTGAAAGCTCTTCTTTGTTCATTACTGTACATTAATGGAGGATGAGCTAGTTTAAATTCAGCTTTTGCAATTTCTCTTCTGATCTTATCATGTACTTTGAAACCAGCCACCGCATCAGTATTCCAAGCAGAGAGATTTTCAGCAAAAGGGTGATTTAAATTATAATTTAAAGCAGACATTTATAATAAAATAAGTGGGGGGAATGCCCTCTTTATATACTAAATGTGGCGCTGTATGCTTACGTAATCATGAAACTATGCTTACGTAATCATGAAACTTGCTTACGTAAGGTTTATCCACCTAATCAAGACAACCACACCCCTTTTTGGTTGTCTCTGCGCTAGGAATTTAACTATGCCAGCTTGCCTGGCATAGTTAAATGACGACGGCCGTAGCAACCAAATAAGCTAATGTTGCTGACTGAGCGGGATAGTTTTTGGTTTTGCCCCCGCTGATTGATTACATAAGCAGCTTGCCTGCTTATGTAATCGATCAGCGCCACACTTCTATATAAG